CCCTCTCGTTGACCGCGCGGTAGCCGGATTTTGTTCTGTACGGGTCTGGGGATAAGAGCCTAATGGCAGGCCGCGGGCCTTCACCAAAACCAGACAATCTTCGACAGCGACGCAACGAAAGGCCGGACGCATGCGAACTGGCTCCGCCTGAAAAGACACGAGTCCCGGCTCTTCCAAACCCGGATCGTCGCAAGTGGCACCCGTTGACGAAAGATTGGTGGAATGGGGTATGGAGATCACCTCAGTCGATGCGCTTCGTAAGAGCGACGGATATCGCCGAGCTGGCAATGCTGGCAATACTCCGCGATGAGTTCAATCGAGGCAACTATGCACTCGCCCCGGAAATCCGTTTACGGTCGCAAAAATTCGGACTCACCCCAGAAGACCGAGCACGTCTGGGCTGGCGTGTAACGGAACAGGTACCGGAGAGGCCGGCGAGACCGGTTCCTAAAAGGGGACCAGTGACCGGTGTGGATCCGCGAACAGTGCTTAAGGCAGTTAAATGATTCTTACCGTTCCTGACGATGGGCGCCGGCTCTATCCGACGCTTGGCCTGTTCGTCTGTGAGTTCATCGAAGACAACCTGGTCTTCGGTCCCGGCGATCTGCGCGGTCTGCCGGCGCGGCTCGACGACGAAAAGCGCGCCCTTGTTTATCGGATGTATGAAGTTTTCCCGAAGGGGCATCCGTTGGCCGGCCGGCGCCGGTTCAATCGCGTTGGATTGTCGCTCGTCAAAGGCGTAGCAAAGACCGAGTTTGCCGCCTGGATCGCCGCCTGCGAGCTGCATCCGGACGCGCCGGTCCGGTTCAATGGATTCGAGTCAAACGGCAAACTGAAGCCAGGCAGACCGGTAACCGATCCGTATATTCCGCTGGTTGCCTACACCGAAGAGCAAAGCGACGAGCTGTGCTACGGCGCGTTGAAAGCGATCCTCGAGAATAGTCCTATCGCGAACGATTTCGATATCGGCTTCGATCGCATCATGCGAGCTCGAGGGGACGGAAAGGCGGTCTCGCTTTCGGCGGCGCCAAGCGCTCGAGACGGTGCGCGCACGACGTTTCAGGTATGCGATGAAACACACTGGTGGACATTGCCGCGGCTGATCCAAGCACACCAGACGATGATCAACAACCTGGCGAAGCGGAAACTTTCCGAGCCATGGATGCTCGAGATCACGACGGCTCCCGAGCCTGGCGCTGGATCCGTTGCTGAACGAACGATGGAATACGCTGAGCAGGTAGCCGCCGGACGTGTGAAGGATACGAAGCTGTTTTATTTCCATCGAGCGGCGTCCGATCAGTACGACTTCAAATCAGATACGCCGGCCAGGTACAACCTGAATAGCGCGGAGGTCCGCCTCGCGGCCGTCGTTGAAGCTGCCGGCAGCGCCGCATCCTGGCGCGATAACGATGCGATCGTCAACTTGACGAATGATCCGAAAACGGATCTGAACTTCTGGTGTCGTGTGTGGCTGAACCAGAAAAAAGTTTCGACTCGGAAGGCTTTCGACGCTGGCTTATGGAAAACGCTGAAGGCGCCGAGCCCTGTCAAAGACGGCGACATGATTACGCTGGGTTTCGACGGCGCGAAGTTCGAAGACTCGACAGGCCTGGTGGCGACGCATGTGGTCACAGGCTTTCAGTGGAAACTCGGCGTTTGGGAAAAGCCTTATAACGCGAAGCAATGGATGGTCCCGGCCGAACAGGTCGACGACGCGATCCGCGGCGCGTTCCAGCGCTTCAATGTGCTGCGCTTTTACGCGGATCCGCCTTACTGGCAGGAATGGGTTTCGAAATGGTCCGGCGAGTATGGTGAAGAGCGCGTCGTTGAATGGTGGACGAACCGGCGCCGGCAGATGTCCTATGCTCTCGAGTCCTACGACACGGCGATCAAGGAAGGCAAAATCTCGCATGATGGCGACGAAGACCTGATCCGCCATATCGGCAACGCGCACAAGCGATATCTGAACGAGCGCGACGACGAAGGCAAAGCGCTTTGGCTGATCGAGAAGGAACGGTCCGACTCACCGCATAAGATCGACTTGGCCATGTGCGGCGTTTTGAGCTGGGAAGCAAGGAACGACGCGATCGCAGCCGGCGCGCTTCAATCCGGCTGGGGCCCGGTCGCATCCGAGGAAGATACGGCGCGGCCGGCAGAAACAGAGATCGAAGACGATAACTTCATTCCAGTCGGGGCGGGCGACCTCTGGTGATTCAGTGGCTACGAAAAGCATTTTCGCGAATGATGCACGCCGGCGCGGCGGCGATCTTCGGCCTACTGCCGCGGACAAAGTTCGACTTCGCGAAGGAAGTCGGCCGCGGTTACGGCTCTTCGGTCGTCATGGCGCCTGTAAAATTTATACAGCGCGTTTTCCCCGAGGCGCCGCTGCGGATTCGCCTGCGGTTTCAGCTCGACAGCGTTATCGACGATCATCCAATGGTACGGCTGATCGGGAAGCCAAATCCGTACTACGGCGGAAATCCGCTCTGGCGCTCGACGATTGCCTGCTACATCCTCGACGGTAACGCCTACTGGATCAAAGTTCGAAACCGATTGCTCGGCGTCGTGGAATTATGGTGGATCCCGCCATGGCTGATGACGCCGAAATGGGATACGGCCAGGCCAAACGTATTTATCACGCATTACGAATACATGGTCGGCGGCGAGATCATCAAATTGGATCCGGCCGACGTCGTACATTTTCGCAACGGCCTCGATCCGCGCAACCCGCGGCTGGGCCTATCGGACCTGCATTCGGTTCTGCGTGAGGTCTTCAGCGACGACGAAGCTTCGAATTTTACGGCAGCGATCCTGCGCAATATGGGCGTGCCGGGGATCATCCTCTCGCCAGAGAACGGGAGCATTAGCGCCGAGGAAGCGCGCGACGCTGAGAAGATCTTCGATCAGCGGTTCGGCGGCGATCGACGGGGCAAGGCGATGGCGATGCGCGGCGCGACGAAAGTGCATCAATTCGCCTGGTCGCCGGCGCAGCTCGAAATGGCGAGTATCCGGGACGTATCCGAAGAGCGCGTCTGCGCAATTCTGGGAATTCCCGCGGCTGTCGTCGGCTTCGGATCCGGTCTGCAGCAAACGAAAGTCGGCGCCACAATGCGCGAGCTCGTGCAGCTCGCCTGGATCAGTGGAATCATTCCAATGCAGCACGGCATGGCCGGCGATCTCGAGGGGCAACTGCTGCCGGACTTTGAACCAAGGCCCGACGATTTCGAGGCGTTCTTTGATGAAGCAATGGTCCAGGCGCTACAGGAAAACGAGAGCGAGCGAGCGCGGCGCGTCGTGGTTAGCGTGCAGGGCGGCGTTATGCGAATAGCCGAGGGCCGGCGCGCGCTGCGGTTACCAGTCGGCCCGGGCGACGACGTTTACCTGCGCAACCCGAATCTGATCACGGTCGGCCCGGACGGAAAGCCGATCAACGACGGAGGCAACGAGGACGATGAAGCTAACGAAGAAGTTCCGAATCAAGACAATTGACACGGACGCCAAGGGTGAAGTCACGGCCGTTATTGCCACGCTCAACGTGAAGGATCACGACGGCGACGTCACCGTTAAGGGCGCCTTTGGCGAGCAGGTAGCCATGATCGTCCCGACACATGACTGGAACTCGGTCCCGCTCGGCCGGGCCGTCATCGGCGAGAAGGGCGACGATGTTATCGCAAAGATGCGCTTCAACCTGGACATCGACGAGGGACGCAAGTGGTATTCCGCGATCAAGTTCGATTTCGACGCCGGCAACCCGCTGCAGGAATATTCATACGGATACGAAATCAAGAACGCCGATAAAGGCGATTTCAAGGGCGAGCGCGTCCAGTTCCTGAAGGAACTCCGCGTGATCGAGGTCTCGCCGGTTCTTCTCGGCGCCGGCATTGATACCGGCACCGTAGCGGTCAAAAAACGGGGTCGTAAGGCTTGGGCCGAACTCGCCGGCAGTTGGGAAGCAATCCAGCGCACACTGCGTAGCGCCGCCGGCGTGGCGCTCAACGATCCGTACTGCTACCTCGAGGCCACGCTCGACGACAGCATCGTCGTCGTTAGCATGAATTGGACCGGCATCGAGTGGAAAGATAGTTATTACCAGTTCGACTGGACTATGAGCGAAGACGGCAGCGTCTCACTATCGAATCAGCGCGAGGTCCAGCTTGACCTTGTTGTCAGCGTAAAAGGCATTACCTACGCTGATCAGTTCGAAATTGCGGTGGGCGAACTAAAACATTTACACCGTCGGAGCAAGGCGCTTGCTGCCCTGCGCGAGAAAGAAGGCCGAGCCCTGTCGCGTGCGAATTGGGAGCGGTTATCCACTTTACACACCGACCTCGGAGCGTTCCTTATGGAGACGTCGCCGGAGTCGGACATCGAAGCAGATAAGCAACTCGCCGCGTTCCTTGACACCATGACGAAGGTCGCGCGGCAATTCAAACTCGTAAAGGAGCAAAGCAATGATTCCGAAATCTGACAAGAAACGTATCTGGGCGGTCGAGTGCTGCCGCGGCTATTCGCCCACGGCGGCGCATTCTCCAAGTCTTTTGGCCGGCCTCGGCCTGGCGCTTGTCGCTATGCTGCTGATGACGGTCTTTGTTTGTGCCGAATCGATCGTCGGCCCGGAAGCCGGCGCGGTGCTTGCGATCGCGCCAAACGTCGCGCTCGTCGAGGCGCGCAATAAGCTCGAGGCGAAACAGAAGGCTCTCGAGAAGGTCTTCGAAGAGGCGAAGACGCCGGCCGGCGAGCTCGACTTCCGCAAGGTGAAGTGTCTCGGCGACAACATGACGACCGTTCAGATCGCCGAAAAAGTTCGGGACATGAACAAAGAGCTCATCGATCTGCACGACGAATGTATGAAGCTCGTCGACGCCGAGGGCGGCCTGAAGACGATCGAGAGGCTGAAAGGCCTGCGGCATCCTGAGCCGGATCTGGGCGCACCATTGCAGGATCCTGGACAGAAGCGACAGATCAAGAGTATCGGTGAAATAATCACCAGCCATGAGCGGTACGAGAAAAAAGAATGGCAGAGTGGCTTCCAGTTCTCAATCCCTGAGGTCTATCCGAGCGAATTGCTGGCCAAGAGTGCGCAGTTTAAAACGCTCATGGAAACAACCGCTGGCTGGGCGCCTGAGTCAATCCGCGTGCCTGGCCTTGTTGTCGAGAAGGCCACGCGGCCGGTTCAGCTGATCGATATCATCCCCATTGGACAGACCGGAATGGAGAAGGTCGTCTATATGGAAGAGACGACGCGTACGCACAGCGCCGCAGAAAAGGCGGAAGGCGCAGCGTTCGCCGAATCCGCGTTCGTTCTGACGGAGCGCGAATCCAACGTGCGGAAGATCACGGATTCGTTGCCCGTCACCGATGAGCAGCTCGAGGATGTGCCGATGGTATCCAGCTACGTCAACGGGCGTCTGGTGTTCGGGCTGCGGCAACGGCTCGACACGCAAACGCTGATCGGCGACGGCAGTGCGCCGAATCTACGCGGCATTAAGAACATTTCCGGAATTCAGACACAAGCAAAGGGATCCGATCCGATTCCGGACGCGTTCTTTAAGGCCATGACTAAGCTTCGCGTTACCGGCCGCGTCATGCCGACGCATCACATCATCCATCCGACGAACTGGGAAACGGTTCGACTGATGCGGACCGCGGACGGCCTGTATATCTGGGGTAATCCGTCCGAAGCTGGCCCGGAGCGAATGTGGGGCCTGCCGGTCGTGCAGGTCGATATCGATTCCGCCGGCACCGGGTACACGATCTCGGCTCTGCCGCAGTGGATGTCTCTCTTTGAGCGCCGCGGCGTCGACGTCCAGGTCGGCTACATCGGTGACCAATTTGTTCAGGGCAAGCGGACGATTCGCGCAGACATGCGCTTCGCGTTCGTCGTGTTCCGAGCTGCGGCCATCTGCAGCGTGACCAGCCTCTAAGTCTCGATCCTTTTCCTCAAACTTCGGAAGGGCCGGCGCGAGTCGGTCCTTTTCTTTTGGAGAAACCTATGCCTCTTATCGAAAACAACAGGCCAGTATTCGGCGCGGAAATTGAAGGTGCTATGCACCGCATTTTCAAACGAAAGGTCACGATCACTGCCGCGCAGGTCCTCGCCCTGTTCGCGACACCGCGCGAGCTGGTTCCCGCACCAGGCGCAGGCTTCGCGAATATCTTCCTGGGCGCCCTGATCCGCAAAGCGGCTGGCACCGCCTATGCCGGTATCGCAGCCGGCGAAGACCTGGCGATTAAGTACACCGATGCCAGCGGCCTCGAGCAGGGCCAGTGCGAAACGACAGGCTTCCTGGATCAGACGACGAACCAGATCCGCTTCGTGAAGCCGCACACCGCAGCCTCTGGCATCTCGAGTATTACGCCGGTGGACAATGCAGCCCTCGTGCTT